TCAAAAAATTTTTTCGATAATATTTGTTGCGTGTTCCATCATCTCATCAGTTACATGAGAATAAATTTTCATAGTCATTTCTATATCGTGTCCTAAAATATTTGCAGCAGTTTTAAAATCCATTCTGCTAGATATTAATTTTGTAGCATAAGTATGCCTTAACTCATGTATGCTTATATCATACCCAAGCTGTTTATATTCCCTTCGTATATTACTAGCAGTTGAAATAGTGTTTTTATAGTTCACTATTCTGTTATCTATATTAACAACTTTTTTGTATGTTTTTAAATAAGTAAATATAATTTTAGGACATGGAACTTTCCTATAAGAGTTTTTACTTTTTAATTCACCAAATCCAAACTTACCATCCTTATTTAATTTCCATTGCTTATTTACAATTATAGTTTTATTTATTTCATCTATATTATCCCATGTAAGACCAAGTATTTCACCTATTCTAAGACCACATTTAGAAGCAAGTAGAGTCATAATGTAGTATTGCTTATTTTCTATCTTGCTTAATAAATCATTTAATTCAGTATCATTTAATACTTTTTTCTCGTTTTTATTTTTATTTGGAATATATCTTATGTTTTTTACGGGATTTGTAATTATTATTTGATATTGATTAATAGCAGAATTAAAAATTGCAGTTAACTTTTGTATATACGTTTTTATAGTATAATCTTTTAAATTCATTTTAACTAAATCATCTACACAATTTTGGATATGTATTTGTTTTATATCACAAATTTTCATGTTATATAAAGATTTAAATTTTTTTAATGCAGTTTTATAACCTACTAAGGTATAAGGCTCTACATGTAAACTTATATGTTGCAAATGAATATCAATAAACTCTGCAAAAGTTATATTATTATAATTATTATTTAAATCTATTTCATTTTTAAATTTTTCTTTTAATTCTTCCAATGCTTTATCTGCAGCTTTCTTAGCTTCAGATTTCTTTTTAAATCCTTGTTTAGCCTTTTGTTTCCATTTCCCATTTAATTTATAACTAATTATAAATTGTATTCCTTTATCTTTCTCTCTATAGGTTATGTTATAATCCATTTAATTACGCTCCTTCCAAAACATATGTTCTAATTTATCTGCAAAAAAAATTAATAAATAATTAATGTGAATTACTTAACATTTTATGACGTAGTTTTAAAAGTTCAAGTGGTATATATTCAGCTTTTGAAATATATTCAAAAGAATAGCCTTCATAGTGAAAAAATATATCAGAAGAAATTAATAAACTAGCAGCAAACATATTAGCTTGACGTTCTAATTTATTTATAGAATAAAATGTATTATTTATTAAAAATGGTGTGTTAGCGTTAGGATGATGAATAGCATGTCCTAACTCATGAGCACATGTAAATAATTGCTTAGAGTAAGTTAAATCACTATTTACATGTATTATTTTTTGTTTAACAAATTTATTATAGTATCCATTAATAGATCCAAGAGGTTCTTTAATAACTATAATATTTTTAGCATTAGCAATATCGAAAGGATTATTCGTTTTATATTGTTTTACTAATTTATTAACACTTTCCTGTATTATGTTTTTCATTATACCCACCCCTTAAAATTATTTCTTATACTTTTTAGGAGTATATTTTTTCTTAGCTATTTCTTTAGCTAACCTCATAGAATTTTCTAAGCTTATTCTTAATAATTCCCTTGTTTCATCATCTATAGGTTCACCATCAAACATTAATCCATCTTGTGAGTTTTCTAATTGATTCAGTGTTTCATTAAGAGCTTTTTTTATATCTTTTTCATCTTTTTGAGTTAATTTAATGATTTCTTCTTCTGATGCAGTATCTTCTGATAGTAAAAAATCAACTGACACACCAAAAAAATCAGCTAATTTTATTAATGTTTTTCTACCAGCTGGTCGCTTATTGCCTTCAATCATGCCAATCGTGGATTGAGCTATATTTAATTTATTTGCTAACTCATGTTGAGTTAATTTTTTATTCTCTCTTAATTGTTTAATTTTATCACCTAGCATAACAAATTCACCTCTTGGGATAATTTTATCACATTTTAGGATAAAATCAATAGGAAATTTAAGATAAATAAAGAATTTTAAAGAAATGTAAATATAATCTTTTATATTATCCCATTTTGTGATAAAATAGAAGTTTGATATTATCACAAAATAGGATAATATATAGCTATAGCAAGGAAAAACAAATCACCTAAAATAACAAATTAATCAAAAAGGAGGTATAACAAATGAAAATAACACCAATAAAGATAAGAAGAATTAATATGGGTTTAGATACTAACGAGGCTGTTGAAATGCTAGGTATAAGCAAAAGTACTTTCTATAAATTAGAACAAGGACATTCAACTCCAAGTGCAAAGCTGATTAGTAAAATTGCTAAAGTTTATGAATGTACAATAGATGAGATATTCAAAGATTTAAAAATTAATTAGAAGGGGAATGAATTAAATGGAGCCGACAGTGTTAACACCTAAACAATTAGCTGAAAGATGGCAAACATGTTTAACAAAAATTTATGAAGATAATAATGCTGGTAAATTACCTCATTTAAAAACAAATAAAAATAGATTTCCTTTGATAGCAATAGAAGAAATGGAAAATGAGCCTTTATTTAATAAGTATGATATTAAAACTCCTAGGGAAAGGAGTTTAGAAAAAGAATCAGAAGAATGGAAACGCAAATATGAAACATTAAAAAATTGTATAAATAATGCACTACCAGAATTGCTTAAAACAATGAATTTATAAATTTTATAGGGGATGATTAAATGAATAACTTACAAATTTTCAATAATCAAGAGTTTGGATTAGTAAGAACAATACAAAAAGAAAATGCAATTTGGTTTGTAGGAAAAGATGTTGCTAAATGTTTAGGATATGAAAGACCAACAAAAGCAATACAAGATCGAGTAGATAATGAGGATAAAGATGAAGTCCCAATTCAGGATTCCATAGGTCGAAACCAAAATACACCAATAATAAATGAAAGTGGACTTTACAGTTTAGTATTAAGTTCTAAACTATCAACAGCTAAGAAATTTAAAAGATGGGTTACTTCTGAGGTACTACCACAAATAAGACAAACAGGCGGGTATATTCCACAGAATGAGAATGAAACAGAAGAAGACATACTAGCCAAGGCTATATTAATAGCACAGAAGACCATAGAAAAGAAAAACAGAATAATAGAAGAACAAAAACCATTAGTTAGTTTCGCTAATAAGGTAGCAACATCACAAAATAGTTTACTTGTTAGAGAAGTTGCAAAGTTAGCTAGTAAAGAAGGAATAAACATAGGAGAAAAAAGACTATGGAACAAGTTAAGAGAATGGGGACTAATATTTAAAAACACTACAGAGCCAAAGCAATACGGAATAGACAGAGGATATTTTGAGGTTGTAGAAGGTACTAGAGAAAATAAAACAGGAACATTTATCTACAAAACAACACGTGTTACTGGCAAGGGTCAAGTTTATATAATATCAAGATTAGAAAAAGAATTAGCATAGGGGGTAATTTTATGAATAAAGAGCAGATTGTAAAAGAAAAAATAGCATCTCTTTTCAGAAAGCATAATATGGAAGGTTCAATTACTCAACTGTTTGTGTGTAGATATTTTGATACTAAGGATATTGAAGATTTAAGAGTATTAGAACGAGCAAAATTAAATCCGCAATTAAAAATGGAATTAACTAATTTACTAAGAAGTTATTTTAACTCAACTAATAAAATGACACCATATGAACAACTTATAAAACAAATAGAAGAAAGCTTTAACTACAGTAATACAGATGCAGAGGAGTACGCTAAAAAGCTAAAAAACTTGTCTTTAGTAGCATTAGAAGAAATAGAAAGAGAATTTAAAAATGCTTAGAATAGGTGAAGTTATATTAGCTATATACAGCTTAGTAATACTTTTAGCTTTTATAGGTGTAGATATCAAACAACTAAAAAAGATTAAGGACAATGGATGGCTTACAGTAATATTTATACCTATAATAATATTCCTATTAAACATTATTTGGAGGTGTTAAAGATGGATAAAACTGGTGTGCGTTATTAATAGCGATATTGAGAGAAAAACCATGCACCAGAGAACAAGCGGCAGAACTTTACGACAAAGGGACATTATTTAGAAATAAAAGACCTAAAGAGGATATAGAGGAAATGATTAGACTAAGAAAACAAGGTCTTAAATTTAAAGAAATAGCAGAAATATTTTGTTTGGATCCAAGCACAGTATGTACTTTAGTAAATAAAAAAAAGCTTCCTGCAAGAAGCTAAACATTTAAATAAAAAATCGTTAGATACATTTTATAACAGAATAGAGGTTTTGTAAAGTGCGAGTAATTAAAGGTTGTAAGAGTTGTACACATTATGTATTACAAGTAGTAATAGGCAATAATAGGCAACAGTTATTATGGAAGCCTGCTTGCATGACAATTCAATGTATTAAAGAGGGGGATATAAATAATGAGCCAAAAGAAAATATTTGAATTAAGAATTTTAAATACAATGGACATTAGAACAATGAAAGAATGTAAGGGAATGAAGAAGGGTTTTCACTATAAAAGACAAATACACCATTTAAAATTTTATAGAAATGATAGAAATATAACCGCAGTAATAACAAATGAAAGCAGAACAATCAAAGGGATAGGTATTGCTAAATGTAACCCAAAAGATAAATTTGATATCAGAAAAGGATTACAACTAAGTGAAATAAGAGCCAGAGGAGATTTTTATAAAAATACAGCTGAAAGATTTTTAAGGGAGGAGTTTTAATGGCTAAACAATTTGTAGAAGGTAATAAATATGTTTTTAGTGCTAAAAAGTTTAAAAATCATATGGGAAAGAAAAAATATGAAACAAATAAATGTTGGGTTAATGAAAGTAATGGTCGTGAAGTAACTATTGAATCAAGTGTTACCGGAGGGTATAAATATTATGGAATAGTTCCACAATGGTGCAAGTGTATAGAAAATAATCAAGGCAGGCTATAACATGGAAGATTATTGCGAAGATTGTATTCATTTTGTATTGCAAAAAGTTATATGTCAAACGGATAGAGGAGAACAAATCTTATATGAACCTAGCTGTATGGCGATTAGATGTAAGAAGGAGGTAAAAGAAGAATGAAAAATCAAGAAACTTTTAAAATAGAAGACTTGAAAGGTGCTAGTTGGGCATTAAGAAAGATAAAAGAATGTAAGGAAAGCATTTTAGAAAAAGAAGAACTCGCAAAAATAGAAAAAGAAAGAATAGAAGAATGGCTTAATAATGAAACCAAGAGCGATTTAGCGACACTTGAATACTTTAATGGATTATTAATGCAATACTATAAAGTAATAAAGCAGAATGACCCTAAAGCTAGAATAACAACACCTTATGGACAAGTAACAAGTAGAAAGAATAAAAAATGGAATTATGGTAATGAAGAAACACTATTAAAATATCTAAATTCCAACGGATATAAAAATCTAATTAGAACCAAACAGGAAATCAATAAAACAGATCTTAAAGAATCATTTTTAATAAAAGATGGAATTGTATTAGATAAAAATACAGGGGAGGTCATTCCAGAGATTAGCATTGTAGAAGAAGAAAATATAAATGTGAAGGTGGAAGAGTAATGAATGTATATGAAAAGTTAATGAATGTACAGGCAACTTTAAAAGCACCTAAGAGCCAATACAATTCATTTGGAAAGTACAGCTATAGAAGTTGTGAAGATATATTAGAAAGTCTTAAACCACTTTTAAAAGAAAATAAAGCAATAGTAAATATAACAGATGAAGTTGTGGAAATAAATAATAGGTTTTATATAAAAGCTACTGCCACTTTTATGGATATAGAAAAAGGGGATAAGGTACAAGCGTCCGCATTAGCCAGGGAAGATGAAACAAAGAAAGGTATGGATCTAGCACAAGTTACTGGGAGTGTAAGTTCTTATGCTCGTAAATATGCCTTAAACGGGTTATTTGCAATAGATGACAACAAAGATAGTGATAGTACCAATACCCATGGGAAGGGTAATAAACAAGATAATACAACACAAGAAACCAATAAAGCATACAAATGCAATAAATGTGGTGTTCCAGTAGCAGAAAAGGTAGCTAAATTTAGTTATGGGAAGTTTAAAAAAGTATTATGCTTTGATTGCCAAAAGAAGGAGGGTTAATATGTTAAGTTCAACCTTATACGCAGATAAGGAAACTCAATTAACCATGGATCAACAAGATGATAGATTTTGCTTAAAGTTAAGCCAACTATATAACTATGATTTCAGCGTAGTTGGACAAAGAAAAGTGTTTGAAAAGCTATTAGAGCTGATAGAAAAAAATCTATATGATGAAACAACAACAAATGAACTATATGAAAGGCTAGTAGAGAAAGAATTATTACTAGAACAAGCAGAAAGCCAAATACAAAGCCTAGAGGACAGGATAGAGTTTTTGCAAAGATAAGGGGGATTATATGGGGGAAGTAAAATGGAAAGTAAAATGGATAAAAATTGTTACAGATATATTTGACGATGAAAAAATACTACTAATAGAAAATATGCCAGAAGCAGACAGCATTATAGTGATTTGGTTTAAATTATTATGCTTAGCTGGGAAGATGAACAATAGTGGAGTGTTCATGTTAAATGAAAAAATAGCGTATACAGATGAAATGTTAGCAACCATATTCCGCAGACCTTTAAACACTGTAAGACTTGCTATAAATACATTCCAGCAATTCGGAATGATTGAAGTAATAGACAATGTTATAACTATTCCTAATTGGAGTAAACATCAAACCTTAGACCAATTAGAAGAAAGAAAGGAATACATGAGGGAATATATGAAAGGATACAGAGAAAAGCAAAAATTACTAGCTACTGGGGAATGTAAAGTTAACAGTAAAACTAACGGTAATGTTAACAGTAAAGCTAATGTTAACCCCCTAGATATAGAAGAAGATAAAGATATAGATATAGATATAGAAGAAGATATAGATAGTACAACTGAAGTTGTTAGTAGTAACAAGTTACAACCAATAGTAGATAAATGGAACTCTTTAAACCTTAATAAGTTAATTGCTATTAATAAAGGGACTATCAGATATAAATTATTAAATGCAAGGATAAAAGAGTATGGTATTGATAATATTTTGAAAGCTATTGAAAATATAGAAACTAGACCATTTTTAAAAGGACAAAATAAAAAAGGATGGACTATAACCTTTGATTGGTTTGTAAAGCCTAACAATTTTATAAAAGTCCTAGAAGGTAATTACACAGATAAGGAGGGAGTTAATGGAGGGATTAAACAGAATACTGAAGGAAGTAAGAAGCAAGAATATAACTTCTCCAAATACGAAGGTTGATTATAAATGTAATAAGTGCCAAGATACAACTTTTATAAAAACTGAAAATGGCTTTACAAGATGTGAGTGTTATAAAAAAGATTTAACAAAAAGAAGATGGGCGCATTTTGGAATAGACCCATCCAAGGTTAAAAAAATAAACCAATATGCAGACTATAGCGACATAACTATAAGAGCTAAGCAAGTCGCTACAGACTATATAAGGAATTATAGCACACTAAAAACAAAAGAGGAAAATAATTTAGCTTTTTTAGGACAACCCGGAAGTGGGAAAAGTCACCTAGCAATAGGAATAGGAGCAAACCTCATAAATAAGGGGATATGTACTAATATTGTTTATATGCCCTACCAAGAAGCTATAAGAGAGCTAAAAGCCAATGTTATGGATGATGAATATTATATAAAACTCATAAGTAAGTATATAAACTGCGAATTGCTAATAATAGATGATTTATTTAAAGATAAAGTAAAGAAAGGTAAATTAACAGGAGAATTAAAAGAATCTGATTTAAAACATATGTATCCAATTATTAATCAAAGGTATATAAACAATAAACCAACTATATACAACAGCGAATGTACTCCAAATATGTTAATGGATTTGGATGAGGCCTTAGCAGGAAGAATCCTAGAAAAGAGTAATATAGTTATCTTTAAATATGGATTGGAGAATAACTACAGAATGAGAAAATTTGTTTAGGAGGCAAATAAGTATGAATAATATGACAGATGGCAAGAAAGATGGTTTAGCATTAGTTTATGTAAAAGATAGTGTAGCTTATCCAGTTGCATTGAACAAAGAACAATTAGAAATGTTAGATATAACTATAGGAATGTGTTTAAGTGATGGCATGAAAGTTATTGGAGATAAGCCTATAGGAAAGGTTACTAATTTAGTTGAAAAATAAGGAGGAAGAATTGTGTTAAATAAAGAGCAAATAGAACAATGTAGAAGGATAGTTAAATGCAATGGAGTAACATTGCAGAAGTTTGTAGCTATAGAAGAATTAGCAGAGTTACAACAAGCTATTAGTAAATATCAAAGAGAGCCAACTATATTTGGAATAGATAATATAGAAGAAGAAATAGCAGATGTCCATATAGTTCTAGAAGAATTAAAAATAATATTTGGGATAGATAAAGAAGAAATAGAAAACAGAATAGATTATAAGTTAGATAGAGAACTAAAAAGAATTAAATGTAGAGAATTATCAAAACAATAAATTATAAAAAGTTCGTAATTTGAAATAAAAATGTGAAGTTAAAAATTGAAAGTGAGGAAGTTAATATGAATAATTTAGAAAATAGTATAAAGGATTGCATTACAAAGGAGATTGAAAAAGGGATTATAGAAAAAGTAATTGCAGAACAATTAGAAAAGTGCATTGAAAAATCAATAAGTGATATGTTTAGTTGGGGTGGAGATGTAAAAAAGGTTGTAGAAGAAAAAGTAAAATCAGTTATGATTCCATATTTAGAAAACTATGATTACTCACAATACATTGTTAAGCTAGATAATGTATTAACTGATGTATTAAAAAGTAGTACCTTAGAAAATAGAAAGTTACTTGAAAATTTTAAGAATTTAATGGCGAGTGAAGATGTTTCAAGAGAGTTAAAAATAAGCGATATTTTCTCAGAGTGGAATGAATATTGTAAGGCTGAAATTGATAATGATGAATTAGATTTTGATTGCGGTAGTGCATATATTACTACAAGTTTTGATGTTGAAGAAGTTAGTGAAACATGGAGCAGTTATAAAACATTTATGGTTAGATTTGAATGTGAAGAAGATGAAAAGTTAAAATTTGAATTTAGCATACATGCATGGAAACCAAAAGATGGTAGTAAATATACTAGCCAATATATGAAAACTACAGATTTAAGAAGTTTAAGATATTTAAATGATTTTGAAATACTTATGATGAGAATAAGTGAAGGTTATGAAAATATAATCTTAGATAGTGAAGGGGATAGTGAAGATATATTTATAGAATATGAAGAATAATACACAATTTGAAATTTATGCGACATAAAAGAGGTGATAAGTTGAATACAGCAGTAATGTTTAGTAGTGGAACAGATTTATGGGCTACACCACAAGACTTCTTTGATAAATTAAATAAAGAGTTTGATTTTGATCTAGATCCATGTGCTACCCATAAAAATGCTAAATGTTCTAAATATTTTACCAAAGAAATAGATGGACTAAAACAGGATTGGCAAGGATATAAAGTATTTTGCAATCCTCCATATGGTAGAAGCATAAAAGATTGGGTAGAAAAAGCATACAAAGAATCTAAAAAAGAAAATACAACAGTAGTAATGTTAATACCAGCTAGAACAGATACAAGGTATTTTCATGAGTATATTTATAATAAGGCTAAGGAAATAAGATTTGTAAAAGGAAGGTTAAAATTCGGAGATGCTAAAAACTCAGCCCCATTCCCAAGTATGGTTGTAGTATTTTAGTGTCACAATTCAAAGAGTAAATCCATGAATGAAACTTATATGAATTAACTATAGGAGGAATTAATTATGATATGGTGCAATGATTCAATTGCATTTAAATGTAATTTAGAAAAAGATTGTGAAAAACGTAAAAAAGAAGGTTGTGCTTCATGTGAAGACCATAATGATTGTTTGTTTTGTCAAAATAATGGTACTTGCAAAGAAGCAGTTTTAAACCCTTACGATTAATTTCGGTGTCGTAATTCAAAAATTTAGTTCCAGGATTTGAAATTAATGTGAAGGAGTGAGAAGGGTGCAAGTCGGAGATATAGTTTATTTTAAAAGTAAAGATGAAGAAAAAATCACACCAGGAACAATAATTAAAGCTAATGAATTAGAGATAACTGTTCAATATATAGATTTTAAAGAACCCCATATTATTGAAGAAATAGTAAATAAGCCTTTGAAATATAAAGAGAAAACATATGTAAATAGGCAGAAAGATATTAGCATATTGGATATAAAAAATAATTTAATAGAATTGTTTTTAGTACATTCTATTAGCCCAATAAATTAGGACGTAATTCAAAGAGAAAGGAAGTTAATAAATGAGTTTAAATGTTAAAGAATTAAAAGAATTTATAGAGGATTTACCAGATGAAATGGAAGTTGTAATACAAAGTATTGTATCTGGGGATGAAGAATATTGTTCTGAAACTTTAGATATAAGTTCAACTATAGATGATAATAGTGGAGATAAGTTATTAGTACTAGACCCTAAAGAAGTAAGTATAAATAATGTTGTTGAAGATGAAGAAGTGGAAGAAATTGCAGATTACCTTATAGAATTTGCTAGTGATGCTTTTGAACATAAAGATAGGGAAGAACTTATAAAGGCTTTAAAACACTATGGAAAATGGATTTAGTTCACATTTCAAATATTGGAGGTATAAAGATGATTTGTTGGGATTGTGGAAAAGAAATTGATGATACATCAGCAGTATACGACCAATTTAGTTGTGATATGTGTGATGTAACACTTTGTAGAAAGTGCTATGGTGAGCAAAATGGGTTTTGCGAAGAGTGTTTAAGTGATATAGAAGAATAATAGAAATGCTAATATTGTAGGGATAATTTGAAATTATTATGCACTAAAAATTGAGGAGGAATAAAGTATGCCAAAATGTCAAAAGTGTGAATATTGTATTTTAGAAAGATCTGGAGAGGAAGAAAGTTTTTATGGTCATTCTTATGTATCTGATTATTCAGAAGAACTGGATTGTAAAAGAGGGCATTATAAAAAATTTAAATTAGATGGAGAAACAGATTGTAAGGCATTTAAGCAAAGAGAAAATTAGTTGCACAGGAGGGGTAAAAAGATGAAAATTTATATCGCTGGAAAAATAAATGGATTAAAAGATTATAAAAAGAATTTTGATAAGGCAGAAACTAAATTAAAAGAAGATGGGTATGTTTGCATGAATCCTAGTATTTTACCAGAAGGGTTTCCATATGAAGCATATATGCCTATTTGTACATCTATGATAGACCAATGTGATTCAATATATATGTTAAATAATTGGGAAACTAGTAGAGGAGCTAGAGCAGAATTGGAATACGCAAAAGTAACCGGTAAGAAAATTTTATATCAAGATTAGATTCGTAATTCAAATATAAGATCCAGAAATGAAATTAAGGCGAATTTGTGAAAGGGTGGTAAAAATGAAATTTCATATGATTCATTTGAAATATGAAGAAAGTAAAAAAGCAGAATTTGACGGTATCAGAAGTTATGATGTTATTGGAGCAAATGGGGCTACTTATTGTAAAAATGTAGGAAGTGCTGAAGCTGAATTCATATGTAGATCAGTGAATAACGCGGAAGAAAGAATGGAGAAAGCTTTTGCTATAGCTAATAATGCTATTTATTTCAATGATAGAAGTGATTATTTACAAGCATTATATGAGACTTGTAAAGCACTTAATCCTAATTGGGAAGATGGATTAATAGGAAATGAATATATTGAAGAATAAATCAGAATACAAAAGTATATCCAGGAATGAAATAATTTTGAGGGAGTGATTCTGTGTTAGAACAAAAATATATACCTTATTTAATTGAATTAGTAAAACAAGATAAAAAAGAGATTATATCAGCTTATATAAACAATGATAAAATACCACAGAGTAAAATGGCGGAAAGAGTTAGAGAGAAAATAATAAATGATTTAAAAGAATTATATTTTAAATAATATTGGAAGTGATTAAATGATTGATTTAAAAGTTAAATTGACATTATCAAACTATTTTAATATGTCAGATAAATTTAATAAATTATCAAAAGAATTTTTAGAACGCCAAAAAATCATTGATGAAATTAAAGAATATATAATTAGAGAAGAATTTCAAGGAAATACTGAAATGGATCTAGCTAATAATATAGAGTTAATTGAGAGAGAAGTGAACGGAGAATGTTATTTAGAAAGTTTGAAGAAATGTGGAGAAAGAGAAATACTAAATTTTTTAAAAAATATGGGATAAAGTATCAACACAGCATGACTTTAAAACAAGTATTAAATGAAATAAAGAGGTTAGAAAAATGAAAATAGGAGAATTAGGAATGCATTGTGGAGAATGTATTTTAATAGAACATTGTGGAGAGCCATGGTCAGATATTGCAATATGTTGTGAAGAAAGGTTTAAGGATGTAGATGAAACTAAATTTTTAAAGCTAATAGAAACATCTCAAAGAAAGAGTAAAAAAGCAAGAATTAACGATGTTCATAAAAGATTGCTTCAAGGAGAATAGACACAATACAAAAATATTAAGTACCTATAGGTATATATCTAGGCACTTTTATACCTATAGTGTACTAGAGTATTAAAACGGTAGTACAAAAAGGAGAGATAGATATAAAACAGTGTGTAATATGTGGGCGATCCAACTCGGAAGCTCACCATATAATTTATAGGTCGGAATGTAGGGCGCTAATAAAATGTAAAAGAAATTTAGTTTATCTATGTGAAGCACACCACAGAGGAACTTACGGAGTTCACGGAAAATGCGGAAAAGAATTAAATAGAAAATTGAAGTTAGAATTTCAAGAATGGTTAGAGGAAACTTTAAATAAAGATTTTTATGGCATGGAAGAAATAAAGGACAGGCTAGGAATATCTACAAATGCGGTTAAAAGCTTATCTAAACTAATAAAACAAAAGAATAGTGTATTTGCTAGAGAAGATATAATAATCGCTTGCATGGGCGGTAAAAGAGTTTTATAAAGGGGGTATTAAGTTGAGCAATAAAGAAAGAGCAGAGAAAACTTATATATTACTTCAGCAAAGGAAAAGAGATAGGGAGAGAGTTAAGAAAAACGATATATTTGCTTTGCATGGAAATAACATGGCTAGGATGCTAAGAAAAAATAGCAGAGGTAAAAGGGGGATAGGGCAGTTTTGAAAATAGTTATAGATGGTAAACCAATGGGAAAACAAAGACCAAGGTTTAATAGTAAGACAGGGAACACATACACACCAGATAAAACAGTTAATTATGAGAACTGGGTAAAACTATGTTACCAACAACAATGTAAGGGAGAAAAGCTTACAGGCGAGGTTGTAGCTTTTATAAATGCTTATTATGTAATACCTAAAAGTACAAGTAAGAAAAATAAAAAAGATATGTTAGCAGGTATTATAAGACCAACTATAAAGCCAGATGTAGACAATATAGCAAAAGTAATTTTAGATTCTTTGAATGGGTTAGCTTATAAAGATGATAAACAAATTGTATTTTGTACAATAAGTAAATGGTATGGAGAGAATCCAAGAGTAGAAGTTATTTTGGAGGAAGCGTAATGAGAGAAATTAAATTTAGAGCATGGGATAATACAACAAAAGAGATGTTGCAGTTGCAAAAGATGTCTTTTAAAACAAGTAAATGTATGCCATATGGTGGGAATATAGAATATGAATTTGATAACTTAATGCAATACACAGGTTTAAAAGATATTGATAACAAGGAAATATATGAAGGAGATATATTACAAGGTGGATATGTAAACAAATTAACAGGAAAATTTGAAAGTAGATTATATATAGTTGAGTTCGAGAAAGGTACTTTTAAAGGGAAGTTGATAGGTGAATCTCTTTATGGTGATACATGGCTTAATTTTATAAATAAAAAAAGTTATGTGATAGGGAATATATATGAAAATCCAGAGCTATTGGAGGTATAAAAATGAGAGAAATTAAATTCAGATTTTGGGACAATGTTATAAATAATATGTATTACGGAGAAGAAATAAACAAAAGCAAAAATGATTTAAGAAGTAATTGGTATTGTATAACTAAAAAAGATGGTTTAATGGTTGGGAATGTAGGTCCAAGTGGTATGGATAATTACGATTTAATTATAATGCAATATACAGGATTAAAAGATAAGAATGGAAAAGAAATTTATGAGGGAGATATAGTAAGCATAGAAATAAAAGATAAAACAATAGAAAATAAAATTATAGCAAGTAGTAATGAAGTTGTAGAATATAAAGATTGCAAGTTTGGTGTTGTGTGGGGATGGCATAAAGATTTTATAGGATTAGATGGATTTTATAATGCAAATTTTGAAGTTGTGGGGAATATTTACGAGAACCCAGTATTGCTGGAGGGTTAAATATGGAGTTACAGAAACTAACAAAAGCTATATGGGATACGAGTAGGCGAATAGAAGATGGGGTTAATACTTTAGCTAAGAAAGCTAAGGAGTATGCCGAGGCGGAAAAGGAATATAGATTAGCTTTAGGAAAAGAGATTTTAATACTAAGAGATCAAAAAGTACAAACAACGTTAATACCAGATGTAGCGAGAAGTAATGTTGCAGAATTAAAGTTTAAAAGAGATATAGCAGAGGTAACTTATAAAACGTGTAAAGAAATGCTACAAGGACTACAGGCAGAGTTAAGCGGATACCAAAGTATATTAAGAATCCAGCAAGATATATAAGGGGGTAAATATGGAAATAGGGATTTTAAGAGCAAAAATAATACCATATAAAACCTTTAAAGAAAGGATTAGATTGGTTCGAGAAAATGAAATAAAATACAAAGTAGAAAATATGGATGGGTTTTTATATATGGTTAGGAGGAATTAATATGGGGAGAAAAAGGAAGCCAGTAGATTGGGAATTATGTAAAAAGCTTAAAGAAAAAGGACTAACAGATTTACAGATAGCAATAAGGATGAAAATGTCACAAAGTCAGCTCAAAATACAGAAGAAAATTAGGAGAGAAGGCGGTGATCCTTATGATTAACGCAATAGCTTATAGTACTATAATTATAGGGATTACAATAGGATTAGCGGTTAGGAAAGTTAGAAGCGAAAATAAATAATAAGCTATGAATAAAATACGATTTAAGAAAGGGAGTTTTAAAATGGGATATTGTATAGATAAAGAAGAAGGAATTATTAAAATCAAAAAAGAAAATATGGAATTGGCATTAAAAAAATTATCAAATTTCTTTCAAAATGGAGGAAGTTTAAGATGGGTAAATGGCTTTAATATAGAAGATATGACAGCGGTTGAAGATGATGAAGAAACACCTTTAGAACTAGAAGAAATATGGAATGACCTTAGATATGGATATAAAGAAACCAAAACTCACTATGAAATTGTTGATTTTTTAGGTGAAAAACTAGGTGATGATTTAAAGTTATTTGAGCTGATAGCAGAGTATTGTGAAGATGGATATTTACAGTTTGCTGGGGAAGATGGGGAACATTTTAGGATTGTAATTAAAGAAGGTAAAGCAACTGAAACATGGGCTCAATTAACTTGGAATTAAAGCATAATTTGAAATTAAGACAACAAAATAGGTGTAGAAACAAAACTTCTACACCTAAACTGTACTAGAGTATTAATATTGTAATACTAAGGAGAGATTATTAGTGTTTAAAAAGATTTTAGATGATATATACTGGTGGTTTTGTGAATCGCCTACTATAGATAGATTTGAAAGTTGGCTAGTAAACAATAGATTTGAAACATTAAGTAAATTAGGAATTAAATTATGGGATTATAGAATGGGAGGAGATTTTTTATAATGAAAAACTTTGATTTTGGAAATTTAAAATATAATTATGTTGCAGTGCATTGTAATAGTCAAAGCGAATTAGATAACTTTATAAAACAATGTGAAGAGAATGACATAATAGTAGGTCCAGATAGGCAGTTTGATAAAAATTATGGATATATAATTGTAGATTCTGAAAGGCTGTATTGCGACTATGCAGCTGCCTTAAAAAATGAAGATTATGAAATTATAGAATGGGAAATAGAAAATCTTAAAAAGGATAAGGAATATAGTATACAAGATATTTTAAATATGCAGGAAGAATTAGAGTTTATAGGCAGTAATGGCTTACCGTACAAAATTAAAAATGGGTATTTATGTGTATATTTCGTAAAAGAAAATAAATGGGAAGAAAGCGGTAACTCTATACAAGAAATTTTAAACATGACTTTTACTTTACGTTATAAAGATAAGAAAGTAAGTTTTGAAGAAGCTATACAAGCTTATTTAAAGAGTAAAGATATTAAATGTATATGGAATGATGAAACAATAATATATAGTGATGGTTTTTTAGATTCTGATAATGATAAGTTAACTATGGGACAAATATTAAAAGGTGAATGGTATATAAAGGAGGGACTAAATGGATAAAGAAACATTTAGAAAGACAGAAAGAATGTTATATAACTATTTTAAAAAAGAAGAAATAATAAAATATAAAAGAGATGTAATAGAAATCTTAAAGGATAGAATAGAACAATTAGAGAAAAGAATAAAGGATACCAATGTAAATATAGATTATGATCTACAAGCTGTGCCATGTGGAGAGAGAGTACAAACATCTAATACAGGAGCAAGTTATGCAGAAAGAGCCATAGTGCAAGCTATAGATAGATTGATAAGAGAACAGGCGGATAAGAAGAAAGAAATACTTAATTTAGAAGAAGATATAAGTAATATAGAAAAAGAAAGTAAAGCAATAGAATTTAATATAAGAATGTTGAATGAAGAAGATAAAGAATTTATATGGCTAAAATATAAAAAGAAATTAGGAATAGAACAGATATCAGACCAATTAAATATGAGTAGAGCAACAGGATATAAAAAAAGAGAAAAGATAATAAAAGATATAGTGCATTGGATTGAAGTTATAAAATAGTAGACAAAAAGTAGACAAAGTGTAGACAAATAAAGATTTTGAATGTGTTATAATAGTAGTATAGAAAAAGGATTTTATCGTACAAGGGCAACTGCAAAGCATCCATTAATTTGGGTGCTTCCTATTTTATAGAGGAGAACAATATGTTAAAATTAATGTTGGTAATAAGTACTATGAATGTTGTATTAAACATAATAGCGTATTGGATAGCAAAAAATAAGGTAGAAAAAGTAAGAAGTATAACTACAATCATATGTTGGTTCATTACAGGAACATTAGCTTTTATATTTATATAAATAATATTATTATGTCGAGTGTAGCGTAGTGGTAACGCACCTAGAAGCATGCGGTAACAAGACTAGGAGATAGAGGGTTCAATTCCCTCCACCGACACCATGGTTTAAAGCCAAATATAAATTTAAAGTAAGTATTGTGTATGTACTAAAAAGCACTTAGCATAGTAAATATGTTAGGCGCTTTTTATATAGAAGAAATAATTGTTATAAAAAGAAGGAAAACCTCCTAAAATGTAGAAATATTTATATTAGAAATGGAGGTAATGATACATGGCACAAGAAAAAGATAAGCATATTAATGCATATGATTATGGGGATGATTTTATGTGCCCAGATTGTGGTGGAACTTCAAAAGATGGAAAATATGATGCTGGAAATGGGTTCTGTCAAGATTGTGCACCGAATCATTAATAATTAAAGGGCTTTTAAAAGGGCTCTTTTTTAATACATAAAAGAAGATGAGTTCATGGCAAAGTCTAAATATGAAACTAACATAGAAGATAAACTTATACTAGTCTAATAGTGGACAAGAAATGGGTTTATTTATGAATAAATAGAAAAGGATACTTGTGATTAACTATGAAAGAGATTGGATATATAATTCAAAATATTGGGTATAACATAATGCCGATATCTTTTATTGCATATTTTATACTAAAAATACTTGAGTTTAAATGGAATAAAAAAGGTTATTCAAGTTTAGCAAAATCAATTTGGTATATTGCTGTTGGTATTAGTACTTTAGATGGAGATATAAGGGTAGAAAAATTGGTAATAATGATGATATTTTTTGATGCTTTTGATTCATTCATAGAATACAAAGAAGAAAATAGAAAAAGTAAAAACAGTTAACAATATAAAGTTATTGGAATACATAAAAGGAGGTGGCATTGTGAAGCTAACACCAAAACAAAAGGCATTTGCTGATTATTATATACAAACAGGCAATGCCACAGAAGCAGCCATTAAAGCTGGATATAGTAAAAAGACAGCAAGATTTATAGGAAATGAAAACTTAACAAAACTTTACATCAAAAACTATATTGATGAAAGAATGAAACAATTAGAGGATGAAAGAATAGCTAAAGCGAATGAAGTTCTTCAATATCTCACAAGAGTTATAAGAGGGCAAGAAACCGAGGAAGTAGTAGTAACTGAAAATATAGGAGATTTTATGAGTGAAGCTAAAACAATAAAAAAAGAAATAGGAGCTAAAGATAGAATAAAAGCTGCTGAATTATTAGGTAAAAGGTATAGACTATTCACTGATAAAGTTGAAATAGAGGGTTCTGTTCCAGTGCAAATAGTAGATGATATAGATGAATAAAATTAAGTTAAAATCAATAATAGCTTCTAGTTTTTATGAAGCACATAAAGATATTAAGAAGGGACTTCACACTCACTACTGGTTCAAAGGTGGTAGAGGTAGTACGAAGTCCTCTTTTATTTCTATAGAAATAGTATTGGGAATAATGAGAGATGCACAAGAAGGTAAATTAACTAATGCCCTAATATTAAGAAGAGTAAAAGATACTTTATCGGAATCAGTTAGAGATCAAATTAAATGGGCTATAGATATATTAGGAGTAAGTGATGAATGGCATATACCAGAAGCTAAACTAACCATAACATATAAACCTACAGGCCAAGTGATTAGATTTAAAGGTGCTGATAACCCTAAGAAAGTTAAGTCTACAAAGGTACCAAAGGGATATATTAAATATATTTGGTATGAAGAAGTAGATGAGTTTGAGGGTAAAAATAAAATAGATACAATAAATCAATCATTAATGAGAGGTGGACCTAAGTTCTTTGTATTCTATTCTTTCAACCCTCCAGAATCACAAAGGAATTGGTGCAACCAGGAAGTGGTTGAAACTAGAAAGGATAAGTATGTTCATCATAGTGATTATAGGTTAGTACCTATAGAATGGTTAGGTGAGCAATTTATAATTGAAGCAGAGCATATGAAGAAAGTTAATCCTGCAAAATATGAACATGATTACTTAGGAGCAGTTACTGGTACAGGTGGAGAAGTATTTAGAAATCTAACTATTAGAGAATTAACAGATGAAGAAATCAAAGTATTTGATAGATTAAAAAATGGATTAGACTTTGGTTATGCTGCTGATCCATTAGCTTATGTTCTTATGCATTATGATAAAACTAGGAAAAGATTATATATCTTTGATGAAATCTATAAGGTTCAATTAAGTAACAGCAAGGCGGTAAAAGAGATTAAAAAATTAAATCCACTAAATAAGAGAGTCATAGCAGATAGTGCAGAACCTAGAACTATAAATGAATTTAAGACATTAGGACTTAATATTAAAGGAGCTAAGAAAGGGCCAGATAGTGTTGAGCATGGAATTAAGTTCTTAAGTGAAGAAATAGAAGAAATAATAATAGATCCTATTAGATGCCCTAATGCTAAAAGAGAATTTATAGGGTATGAAATAGAAAAAGACAAAGATGGGAACCTGAAAGGAGAATATCCCGATAAAGATAATCACACTATAGATGCTGCTAGATATGGTATGGAAGATGAAATAAGAGGAAGTAGTATTTCGTTTGACTAAGGAGGTGTTATAGATGATATTTATAGATAAAATACTTAATAGTGGATCTAATTCAGTAATGACTACAGAAGAAATTATCCAGGAAGAAATTAAAGAATGGAATAGTTCACAAACAAGACAATTAATGTTAGATGGAGAAAGATATTATAAAGGCGATACTGATATACTAAAACGTAAAAGAATGGCTATAGGTGAAGATGGAGAATTAGAAGAAGTTAAGAACTTAGCGAATAATAAACTAGTACATCAGTTTATTAGAAAGCTTTCCGACCAGAAAGTAGGATATTTATTAAGTAAGCCTTTAAGTGTACAAACTGATAATGAAGCATATAAAAATGTATTAGATGATATATTCAATAAATCTTTCATGAGATTGCTTAAAAACCTGGGCAAAGACGCAATTAATAAAGGTATAGCATGGGCACAAATTTATTATAATGAAGATGGGGAGCTAAGATTTAAAAGACTTCCCAGTGAAGAGATAATTCCACTATGGAAGGACAAAGAGCATACTAAATTAGATGCACTTATTAGGGTATATGAAGTTATAGTTTATGAAGGTAAGACTAAAAAGACAGTACAAAAAGTTGAATACTGGGACACGAAACAAGTGTTACGATATATTAACGATAATGGTAAGTTGATAACTGATGTTGAAGCTCCAGAAGATGAAGGGCATTTTAGTATGGTAGATGATAAAGGAAATAAACAGTCATTTACCTGGTCTAAAGTGCCTTTTGTATATTTCAAATACAATGATGAAGAACAGCCATTAATTAAGTTTGTTAAGTCCTTAGTAGATGATTATGACAGAAATAAAAGCGACAATAGTAATAACCTTGAGGACTTGCCCAATAGTATCTATGTTCTTAAGGATTATGATGGTGAAAACTTAGGAGAGTTTAGAAGAAATATGAGCCTTTACAGAGCTGTTAAGGTTGCTGGTGATGGTGGAGTAGAAACAAGGAATTTAGAAATTAATGTTGAAGCTTATAAAACGCATATAGAACAAACTAGAAAGGATATATATGAGTTTGGTAGAGGTGTAGATACTCAATCAGATAAGTTTGGAAACTCTCCAAGTGGTATTGCTCTTAAGTTTCTATATAATGATTTAGATATGGATTGCAACATAATAGAAACAGAATTCCAGGCATCACTTGAATATTTATTATGGTTTGTGAATCAACATTTAATTAATACTGGACAAGGTGACTTTACTAATGAAAATGTAGAATTTGTGTTTAATAGGGATACTCTTATAAATGAAACAGATAGTATTAATAATTGTCAAAGTAGTGTTGGTATTATATCAGATGAAACTATAGTAGCCAATCATCCATGGGCTACTAAGGATGAATTAGAAAAGATAAAAAAACAAAAAGAAGAACGTGAATCAATGTATCCTAATTTTCCTTTAGAAGAAGCACCAGAGGATGAAGAGGATGAAGAGAATGAGGAGTAAAGACTACTGGAAGAAACGTTCAGAAGTTGTAGCAGGTAGACAGTTTAAGAAAACAGATAATTATATTCTAAGTTTACATTTAGAGTATATGGAAGCTCTAAGCAGCATACAAAAAGATATAGAAGTCTTTTATGCTAGATTTTCGCAGAATAATGAAATATCTTTACAAGAAGCTAGAAGGCTTTTAAATTCTAATGAACTACGTGAATTTAAGATGGACTTAAAAGAGTTTACTCGGAAAGCTAAAGATAATAAAAATTTGCAGTGGGAAAAAGAATTAAATAATGTATCTTATAAAGTTAGAGTTACTAGGCTACAAGCTCTACAAATTCAAATAAGGAATAGCATAGAAGATTTATATAGTAAACAACAAGATAATACTACAAGTCTTTTAAACGGGATATATGAGGATACTTATTATAAAAACATCTTTGAAGTACACAAAGGATTAGGAATAGGTATTAATTTTGCTAAGTTAGATACTAATACAATAAATAAAGTAATTACAGAGCCGTGGCATGGAGGTAATTACAGTAGTAGAATATGGAACAATAAAGAAAAGTTAATAATGGAGTTACAAACCAACCTTACTCAATCTTTTATTCGAGGAGATTCTATAGATAAAACTTCTAAGGTGATAGCTGAAAGAATGGAAGTAGGTAAAAGCAGAGCAAGGACACTTGTTAATACTGAAAGTGCTAATATTATTTCTAAATCAACTTTTAACAGCTATATTAGAAGTGGAGTTGTTAAAGAATATGAAATACTTGCTACTTTGGACTTACATACGAGTAAAATATGTAGATCATTGGATGGAAAAGTATTTAGAGTGAGTGAAAAAGAAATAGGAGTTAATGCTCCACCGTTTCATCCTAATTGCAGAACTACAATAATTCCTTATTTTAATGATGCAATAGATGAAGAAAGAATAGCTAGAGATTATGAAGGTGAGATTTATTATGTAGATGGGAAAACAAATTATAAGCAATGGTATGAGAAGTATGTTGCTTAAATATTTAAGGGGGAAGGTTAATGAATATACCAGATAAAGTTAAGATAGGTGGAGTTACTTATAATATTATTGAGTGTAATAATCCATCAGAAGAAGAACATCAAGTAGATGGTATGATAGTGTATCACAAGCAAGAAATAAGATTAAAAAATGATATGGATAAAGAATATAAAGAAAATATATTTTTACATGAAGTTATTCATGGAATATTTGAATATATTGGTTTTGAACAGGATGAATCAATGGTTATTAGATTAAGTAATGCACTTCACGGATTTGTAAAAGATAATCCTAATATTTTCATTAGAGATACAAATATATTTAATAAACTAAATGCTTCAGTAAATGTAGATACTGATAAAATAATAAAAAGCATTGAAGAGCATCTAAATAAAAAAATTGAACTGTAAGTCTTATTTATAAGACTTTTTTATTTTGCCCTTAGTAAGGCTTAAAAGGCTAAGAAAGGAATGTAAAATATGAAAAAACTAAATACCATTCAAAAAAGAGAAAAGTTAAATGACGTATATGTTTTAGATGAAAAAGGTAATGGTGGAGCAAACCATAGATATGTAATATGTAAACATGGAGAAACTTCATGGTGTAATGGAAACAATTCAGATGGAATTTATGCTGATATTCAATTTCAAAATGGTGCTAGAAAAGAAGAAAAATCAATTCACGGTATAGCAAATGAAGATTTACTAGAAATAGTAAGACATAGATTGCAATGTTTTCAAGCAGGACCATTTGCGAGTGAATATAACGAGAATGCTCTAAAACATATAGAAGAAGCTTTGCATTGTATGAATGCTAGAGTAGAGGATAGAGTGAAAAGAAATGTATTAGGAAGGAATGAAAAATAATGGATAATAATATATTAAGGCAAGCGGAACACTCTTTGGCCGTACATGAAGTTAAGAGTGCTACTACAGAACTTAAAGAGTTTATACCTTCACTAGTTGAATTAAATAAAACAGTTTATACAGAAATGCTAAACCAAGGATTTGATGAACAACAAGCATTTAAATTCTCATGTGAATATACATTAAAAACTGTTTTTCAAGGTAACTAAAGTATAGAAAGGAGTAATAAAAGTGGTTAAGTATAGGAAAAAACCAGTTGTAGTAGAGGCAATTCAATACACGGGAAAAAACATTACTGAGGTACACAATTTTGTAAGAAAGCATCTATTTAGAGATATAGATGGGAACGTATCTATTCAAACTCTAGAAGGTACTATGAAAGCAACACCAGGTGATTGGATTATAAAAGGTGTCAATGGAGAATTTTATCCATGTAAGCCAGATATATTTGAAAAGACATATGAGCTAGTAGAATAATTTTGAAGGGGGTAATACAATGCCAAAGTTAAGTGAAATATTAGGAGAGCACTTTAATCAAATACCAGAAGAACTACAAACTAAATACAAGGATGTTGATTTAGTAGATAGTAAGCAATATATCACTAAAGATAAATTTGATGCTTTAGATGAACAGCTTAAAAATGCTAACACAACTATTACTGATTTAAAGAAAAGTAATAAAGATAATGAAGAACTTCAAACCAAGGTCACAGATTATGAAACCAAGGTTAAAGACTATGAAAAGAAAATACAGGATATGCAATTTAATTATGCATTAGAAGGAGCTTTAAAAGGTGCTAATGTAAGAAATACAAAGGCTGTTAAAGCTCTTTTAAATTTAGAAGGAGTTAAATTAGATGGTGAAAATGTTTTAGGGCTTTCAGAACAAATAGAGGCACTTAAAAAGAGTGATAGTTATTTATTTGCAGAAGAACAAAAACCTAAGTTTTCAGGAGTAGAACCTACTGATGGAAGTAAAACACCACAAGGTTATAATCCTTGGAAAAAAGAAAGTTTTAATCTAACAGATCAAGGTAAAATATTTAAAGAAAATCCAGAACAGGCCAAACAATTAATGGCTCAAGTTGGAATAAATCAATAATAAAGGAGATGTGTGAAATATGGGAACAAAATTAAGTGATGTAATTGTACCAGAATTATTTAACCCTTATGTGGTTAATAGAACAATGGAGAAGAGTGCTTTAGTACAAAGTGGAATAATAGTAAATAACTCAGAATTTGATAATTTAGCAAGTCAAGCTTCACCTTTAATTAATATGCCATTCTTCGAGGATTTAACAGGAGAATCAGAACAAATAATTGAAGATACAGACTTAGAAGCAGCTAAGATTACAAGTAATAAAGATGTAGCGGCTATTTTAAGAAGGGCTAAAATGTGGAGCGCTACAGATTTATCAGCAGCGTTAGCAGGTAAGGACCCAATGGCAGCTATAGGAGAATTAGTAAGTGGATTTTGGACTAGAGACATGCAAAAAGAGTTAATCGCAATACTTAAAGGTATATTCTTAAGTACATCAATGAAAAATAACTTACTTGATATATCAGCTATGGCAGAAGGTGCGGCTAAGTGGTCAGCAAGTGCATTTATAGATGCTCAACAAATGTTAGGAGATGCGCAAGAACTTTTAACAGGTGTTATGATGCATAGTGCTGTTAAATCAGAACTTAAAAAACAAAACTTAATTCAAACTATAAGGCCATCAGATAGTGCAGAGTTTGATGTATATCAAGATAAGAGAGTAATAGTTGATGATGGCTGTCCAGTTGATGTAGGTGGTGTTTATACTACTTATTTATTTGGACAAGGAGCTTTAGCATTAGGTAATGGTAATCCAGTAGGATTTATACCAACTGAAACTGATAGAGATAAAAAGAAAGGTTCAGGTGTTGATTATTTAATTAATAGAAAAACAATGATATTACATCCAAGAGGAGTTAAATTTACTAATGCTAAAGTAGCAAAAGTAGAAGGTCCAAGTAGAGCTGAATTACAAGAAAAAACTAACTGGGAAAGAGTATATGAACCAAAACAAATAAGAATAGTTGCATTTAAACATAAAATATAAGAAGGTGAGTTTAATGGCTCAACTAGAAAAATTGAAGAAACTTTTAGGAATATCCTTAGATGATGATTCTAAGGATTTTTTATTGGAATTTGTGCTAGAAGATATAGAGCAAATAGTAAAAGATTATTGTCACATAAAAGAGATACCAGAAGCTTTAAATACTACAGTTCTGAAAATGGCTATAGACATGTATAGAAATGAGAACCTAGGAGAAGAAGAAAGCACCTTAGGTTCTATTTCTTCTATAAGTGAAGGAGATACTTCTGTAAGTTATAGAAATTCGACTACTGAATTTAAGGATAGTTTAATAAAGGATTATAAATCTCAACTTAATAAATATAGAAAGTTGGTTTGGTAAGATGCTTAAAGGAATGGAAAAGGCCAGAAAACAAGCAAGAAAAGCTATTGAAAGTTTATACGATTGCACTTGTAATATAACCGGAGGAAAAGAAAAGATTAAAGATCCTGTTACTAAAGAAAGTAAATTAATACCAAAAATAAAATATGAAAAACAATCTTGTAAAGTATCAAAACAAAGTCTAAGTAAAAATAATCAAACTGATACAACAAATAATATAAACTATGAGATCAAGCTTTTCATAGATCCTGAAGTTGAAATCAAACAAGGTGATGAAATAGAAGTTGCTAATGCATTTGATGTAAAAACTAAGTATAAAGCTGGAGAAGGATTTTCTTATTATACACACCAGGAAGTTATTTTAAATAAAGAGGATAAAGCTTAATGGCTAGATTAGCAAGTTTTGATTATTCTGATTTTAAGAAGATGGCCAAGAGCTTTCAAAAAGCTTTAGATGAAAGAGTAATTGAAAGATGGATAAGAGAATTTCTTCTTGAAATGGCCTTTAGAGCTGAAAGAAAGATTAAAAAGAGAACTCCAGTAGGTGTTTATAGTAATCAAGTGTCCTTTACAACTAAGGATGGTAAAGAGGTAAGTTTTACAACTAGTAGCTCTAAAACAGGAGGGCATTTAAGACGTAACTGGCAAGTAGGAAATGTAATAAAGCAAGGTGATGCATATATAGTTGAAATATTTAATAATACTGAGTATGCAAGTTATGTGGAATATGGACACAGGACTAAAAATCATAAAGGCTGGGTTGAAGGTAGATTTATGGCCACAATATCAATGCAAGAAATTGAAAGACAGTTACCTAAGTTTCTAGAAAGAAAACAAGTAGAATTATTAAATCAAATACTTAATGGTAGAGCTTAAAGGAAGTGATAACATAGCAAATATAAATGAGTTAAGGATAGGAATTAATCAAACATTGGATAACAAGTTTCCTAACATAACCATATATAATGAAGAGATAGGGCAGGGCTTTGAAGAGCCTTGTTTTTTTATTAAGGTTTTAAGTTCAGGCCAAGGCAAAGAATTCAATATTAGATATAAGAAAAATATATCTTTTGATATTCATTATTTTAATGATAAGGAAGATATTAATTCAGATTGTAATGATATGGCTGATAGGCTTTATGAGGTGCTTGAATATGTGAAAGTAAATAATAGTTTGTATAGGTCTAATGAAATGACACATGAGGTTATAGATGGAGTTTTACACTTCATGTTGCAATTTAATTATCATGTTTTAAAAGAGATTGAAGAAGCTCCTAAAATGAATAAATTGAAACAGGAGGTATATTTAAATGGCAGATAAAGAACAGGAAGTTAAATTTACTAAAGAACAAATAGTAAACTCAAAACAGTTTACGGTAATAGAAATAGATGTACTTAAAGCTTTATTAAAAGATGAACAGTATAGCTTAAAAGAAGTAAATAAAGTCTTAGAAGATTTTAATAAGAAAGAGGTGAAATAGTATGGCTGGTGGAACTTGGGAAAGACAAAATAAAATTAGACCAGGGGCTTATATAAATTTTAAGTCTAAAAAGCAAGGGCAAACGCCAATAGGAGAAAGAGGAATTGCAACTCTACCATTAGAGCTACCATGGGGACCTGAAAAAGAAATTATTACTATACATGCTGATGATGATTTATCTAAAGTACTAGGTATAAATATAGCTGATGAAAGTGCATTACTTATTAGAGAAGTATTAAAAAAAGCTAAGACACTTTTATTATATAGACTTAATGAAGGGACTAAGGCAACTGCTACATTAGAAGGATTAACTATAAATGCTAAATATACTGGAACAAAAGGAAATAATATTACTATAGTAATTCAAAACAGTATAGATTTTGTAGGAAGCTTTGAAGTTATAACTATGTTTGAGGGTAATAAAGTAGATAAACAATTAGTTAAAGTTATAGAAGATTTGAAGCCTAATGATTATGTTGATTTCAAAGGTGCTGGAGAATTAAAAACCTCCGCTGGATTACCACTTAAGGATGGGTCTGATGGTACTGTTACCAATCAAGGATATACTGATTATTTATCAGTTATAGAACCTTATGAATTTCATGCTATAGGTATTCCAACTAAAGATCCTACTATAAAAGCAGTAGCGACTACATTTATAAAGAGACTTAAAGAAGATGGTAGACAGGTACAGTTGATACTAGAAAATTATCCCGAAGCTGATAGTGAAAATGTTATTACTGTTAGAAACGGTGTTATTTTAGCTGATAATACAGTAATAAAATCCAATCAAGCAGTTGCATTTGTAACTGGAGCTACTGCTGGAGCAAATGTAAATCAATCAAATACTTACTTAGAATATCCAGGAGCTATTGATGTAGATACTAAATACACCAACAGGGAAATAGAAGAAGCTTTATTAAACGGAGAAATAGTCTTTACTATTAGCAATAGAAAAGTAGTAATAGAACAGGATATTAATACATTTAAATCTTTTACAGAAGACAAAGGAAAAGATTATAGAAAAAATAGAGTAGTTCGCACACTTTTTGAAGTAAATAATGGAAGTAGATTATTATGGGAAACTAATTATATTGGTAAAGGTAATAATAGCGAAGATGGAAGAAATTTATATAAAAAGGATGTAATTAAGTTCTTAGAAAAATTACAGGGAATCGGAGCACTTGAGAATGTTGTTCCAGAAGATGTTGAAATTAAAAGAGGACAAGATAAAGATTCTGTAGTAGCTAGAATGGGAGTACAACCAATAGATGCTATGGAAAAGCTATATATGGATGTGGAGGTGGAATAGTAAATGGGATTTCTTAAAGCGGGAGATACAATAAGTGGACAAGAAGCTAGAGGATTTATAACTATAGATGGTAGAAATGAAGAACTATTCTATGCTAAAAAATTAGAATCAAAAGTAGAAAAGAAAAAAACAGAGGTAAGAACTTTGAGTAAAAGAGGAGAACAACATAAAGCTGCTGGTTGGAGTGGCTCTGGTACATTAACAGTATATTATGTGACTTCTTTGTTCAGAGAATTAATGATTAAGTATATTAAAACTGGAGTAGACACTTATTTTGATATAACTGTTACAAATGAAGATCCAACAAGTAGCATAGGGAAACAAACTACAGTTTTAAAAGATTGTAATTTAGATGAAGTTTCTATGGCAATGTTTGATGTAGAATCCGAGGTGCTTGAAGAAGATATGGGATTTACGTTTGATGATGTGGACTTATTAGATAAATTTGGAAAGCCAGTATTAGGTTAATAGGAGGAGTATATTAATGAATAATTTTGAAGATTTTTTAATGGATAGCTTTGAGGAAGTAGAAGAAATAGAAAGAGAAATAACTATAGGTGGTAAAAAGAAAAAACTAAAATTCAAACCGATAAGTGCTGATAAAGGTGACGAACTTAGAAAGAAGTGTAAAAAGATAACAATAGTTAAAGGTCAAAAAATGAGTGAAACTGACCAAGATAAATTTATAGCTAATCAAATAATAGAAACTACTGTTTACCCAGACTTAAAAAATGCAGAGTTGCAAAAGGCTTGGGGTGTTATGGGAGCTGAACAATTACTTAAGGCTATGAAGTCTAAAATGAGTGATGGTGAATACATGGGATGGGGTAGCGTTGTAAGTGAAATAAATGGATACGATAAAGGTATACAGGAGTTAGTAGAAGAAGCAAAAAACTAATCAAGGGAGGGGATGGTGAAGCTAATTATGCTCACTATGCCCTCCACCGATTAAAAATTCTTCCTAGTACTTTTGTTAGAATGTCAAGGGGAGAAAGAGCTTTCGTATACGCTAGTATTGATTTGCATATAGAGAATGAAAAGAAACAAGTGGATAAAGCTAAAAGAAAAAGATAATATTGAAACAAACCCCAATATTTGTTATTATTAAAGTGATTTTTAATAAAGGGGTTGTAATCATATGAAAAAAATATTAAGCACTATTTTTATTGGAGTATTTTTATTAACAATGAGCGGATGTGGGCAAGAAGTTTCTACAGAAACAGCTTCTAAAAATAACACAGAGAAAAAAGCTCAGACAAGTAAAAAGGATGATAAGAAAGACATCATCGATAAAGGGAAAGTAAATGAAATAAAAGATTATTGTGAATTTACAGTTATTGATACTAAATTTGGTAAAAGAATAAATCCGCCTAATCCTAAAGATATGTATACTTATTATGAAGCAAAAGAACCAGGAACAGTTTATTTCGATACGGTAATAGATGTAAAAAGCCTTTTGGCAGAAGGGAAAAGGTCAGATGAATTTTTATCAGTTAAAGTTATTTATGATAATAAATATAAGTACAAAACATTTTCAACAATAGAGAAAGATAAGGGTACAAATTTTACTTATACAAATATAACACCAATAGAACCATTGAAAAAGGGAATGATTCACTTTATAGCTGAAGTTCCAGAAGAAATAGAGAAAGATAATAAATCATTAGTTATTTTAATAAACGCAAATAATAAAGAATTTAAATACGTTGTTAGATAAAATAAAATTATTTCTATATAAATAAGAACTTAAAGCACTTACTTTAATGTAGGTGCTTTTATTATTGTTTGAAAGCGGGGTGAATAGATGGCAACAGTATCTACTGCACTCAAAATGTTTGATCAAATGACGAGACCTCTCCAACAAGTTACTCAAGCTTTAAATTTAACAATAAGTGCTATGGACCAAATGAACAATGCGGCAAATAAAGATATAAGAATAACTAATTCTTTAAATACTGCGAGAGGGGCAATTCAAAGAGCTTCTGCCGGATTACAAGAATTAGTTAATGAGCAAGATAGAGCTCAAAACAATCAAAATAGATTAAATGAATCTTTTAATAGAGGATCCAGTGAAGCAAATGGGCTAACAAGTAAAGTAAAAAATCTGGTAGGTGCTTATTTAGAGTTTCAAGCTGCTAAGAAAGGATTAGACTTAACCATAGGTGGAGGAGCAAGGTTAGAACAACAATTAATAACTATAAGTGGTATGTTAGGTAATAAAGATATAGGTAAAGCTTTCTTTGGAGGCTTGAATAAATATGCTAATGAGAGTGTATATGGGTTAAAAGAATTTAATACTATAACTAGGAGTTTTATTCAATTTACGAAAAATACAGATAAACTTATGGACTTAAATAAGACAGCTGAAAAATTGGCGTTCTTAGATCCAACGCAAGGATTAGAAGGTGCAGGATTTGCATTAAAAGAAGCTTTAGGAGGAGACTTTATGTCTTTAAAATCTAGATTTGGATTTGGTAAAGCTGATGCAGAAATATTAAAGGCATCTAAAAGTATGGATGAGTTTATAAGTAAGTTTGATGAATTATTAGCTAAAAAAGGTGCTAGTGATAAAGCTTTGGAAGAGTTTAATCAATCTGCTGTAGCACAATTAAATAACCTTAAATCAAACATAGAAACTGCGTTTGCACAGGCAAGTGAAACTGCATTAGAAATTATGAAACCTTTACTTAGTAGAATAAATGAAGGATTTAAAAATGGAAGTTTTGAAGGTTTTTTTAATGGCATAAGCGTAGGATTAGATATAATTGTGAATTTAACGATGGAAGCTATGGATATTATTACATCATTAAGTCAAACATTTATTGATAATTGGAGCATAATTAGTCCTATCATTTGGGGAATTGTATTTGCAATGATAGCTTATAATGCGACAATGGGAATTGCATGGTTAACAACTATACAAACTACTATTGCTAAGATTGCCCACACTATTGCGTCTTGGGCAGAAACAGCTGCTATACTTGCCTTAATAATAGCTCAAGATGGATTAAATGCAGCATTATTAGCCTGCCCTTTAACATGGATTATTATTGCAATAATTATATTAATAGCTTTATTTTACGCTGCAGTAGCAGGGGTAAATCATTTAGCAGGTACAAGTGTTTCAGCCACTGGTATTATTGCAGGATCATTTATGGTAGCACTTGCTTTTATAGGAAATTTATTTGTGGCATTTTATAATTTAGTCGTTGATATTATAGCCTTGTTTTATAATCATTTCAGTGCATTTGCAGAGTTCTTCGCTAATGTATTTAATGATCCTATAGGTTCTATAATTAGGCTATTTGCAGCAATGGCAGATGAAGTTTTAGGGATACTTAAAAGTATAGCATCTGCTATAGATACGATATTCGGCTCGAACCTTGCCAATGCAGTAGGTAATTGGCAAAGTGGACTTCAAGGTGCTGTTGATAAATTAGTTGGTAAACCTAAAATTCAATTTCAAAAGATGGATTCTTCTGCAATGCATTTGGATAGATTTGAATATGGTAAAGCATATGATTCAGGTTATACGGTTGGTAAAAACATAGGCGATAAATTTGATTTAGGAAATATATTTAATAAGGGTAATATTCCAGACATGGGTAAAATGCCAGATATGGCAGCATGGAACAAAGCACAAGGACCAGGAACATTGGGAACAGCAGGAGATAGTGGTAAAAATAAAGGTGGTAAACTCCCAAATGCAGGAAATAAAGGATTAAAAGATGCTAATAATCACCTTAAAAATATAGATGATAAAATAGATATTTCTAATGAACATTTAGAAATGATGAGGGATTTAGCAGAAATGGAAAGTATACAAAACTTTGTAACATTGACTCCAACAGTACAAGTCACTACTGGAGATATAAAAGAAGAAGCAGACATAAACAAAATAATATCTAAAATAGAGAATTATATGGAAAATGAATTAGCTAATAGTGCTGAGGGGGTATATGCTTAATGTATAAAATGTATTTAGGAATTAATGATGGTGAAGAAGGATTTATACTCCCAGTGTTACCAGAGAAAATTGAATTTGATGAAGATGGAAATAATAAGACATACGATATAATTAATTTAGGTGAAATTAACACAATAAATAAACCTAAGTTGATGGAAATAAGCTTTGAAAGTTTCTTTCCCAAACATAAAGGTCCTTATGTAAGCTCGGAACAATTATTTGAACCGAGCTTTTATATTGGGAAAATTAGAGAATGGAGAGATAAAAAACAAAAAATAAGGTTTATATTTACCGGTAGCCCTTTAGAAATCAATGATCTGTTCACTGTAGAAAACTTCAAGCCTTATGAAGAAGGTGGAGAAGTTGGAGATGTACATTATTCTATAGAACTCAAGAGGTATAAAAACTATGCTGCTAAAAAAGTAGTTATAGTAAATAAGAAGGATAGTAATAAGAAAGCGGTTAAAACAAGTAATAAGCCACCAAGGCCAAGCACTACTAAACCGAAAACCCATACAGTTAGTGGCAATGATACATTGTGGCATATAGCTAAAAGATACTTAGGTGATGGTAATAAGTGGCCACAAATTTACAATCTAAATAAAGACAAGATTAAAAATCCTAACTTAATATATACAGGACAAGTTTTAAAACTTCCATAGGTGGTGGGCTAATGAATATACAATTATTATTAGATAATAAAAATGGAAATGTTTTTGATATATCTGAATTAACAAACGAAGTTACTTGGAAAACCAAAAGAAAAGATAAGCCCTCTAGTTTGGATTTTGAAATATTAAAAGATAAGCAAATTACTATAAATAATGGTGATGTAATAAGTTTTAAAGTAGATGGCCATAAAGTTTTTTATGGCTATGTATTTGAAAATGAAGGAAGTAAAAATCCGGTTATAAAAGTAAATGCCTATGATCAACTTAGGTATTTACTGTTTAATGATACTTATGTATTTAAAAATAAAAAAGCAAGCCAAATCTTAATACAAATTGCTAAAGATATAGGATTGAGAGTAGGAACTATAGAAGATACGGGGTATGTTATACCACAGTTATTAGAAGATGATAAAAAATTACTAGATATAATATATAGTTCTTTAGAGAAAACTTTAATGGGTAATAAAAGAACTTATACATTATATGATGATTTTGGATATCTAAACTTGAGAAATATAAATAACATGAGGCAACCTGTAGTTATTAGTGGCGATAGTAACTTAGGAGATTATGATTGGAAAAATAGTATAGATAGTGATACTTACAATAGAGTTAAAATAGTAAGAGATAATAAAGATACTAAGGGCAGAGATGTTTATATAGCACAAGATAGTAAGAATATTGCTAAGTGGGGAAGGCTTCAATATTATAAAAAAGTGGATGAAAAAATGAATAAAGCACAAATTCAAGAAATGGTTAACGCTGCGCTAAAGCTTAAAAATAGAGAAACTAAGACTTTAAAATTAAAGGATGTTATTAGCACAGATATAGCAGCAGATTTAAAATTAAGAGCTGGTAGTGGTGTGTATGTAGATATAAAAGAAAAGGGAATAAAACAGTATTATCTTATAGAAGAAGCTACACATAAATTTTCTAAAGGACAACTTGTAATGGATTTTGATTTAAAGGTGGTGTAGATATGGGAATGATAGATACAATTAAAAAAGCAAGTATGGGAGCAGTTGGAGCTAGTAATCCAGTTAATATTTCATTTGGAGAAGTAGTAAGTGCGGAGAATTTAAAAATAAAAGTGGACCAAAAGCTTATATTAGATGAGGATTTTTTCATTGTCCCTGAAAGTTTAACTAGGTATGAAATAGATTTAAGACATACTCATGCTTATATAAATAATTCTATTGAAAGTAACCTAAATACATCTCTAGATAAATTATTAATTAGAGAAGGTCTAAAACAAGGGGATAAGGTTCTATTGCTTAGAGTTCAAGGTGGACAACAGTATGTAATCTTAGATAAGGTGGTGTAGGTGTGAGTGAGGTTAGTATATTACCACAAGGATCAATATTAGATGAAAATATAGAAGTTGAAGAAAACTATATAGAACCAACTAAGACATATAAAATTAAAGATAATAGAATAGTAGGATTTACAGATGGTAAAGAAGCTTTAAAACAAGCAATACAATTGATATTAGGTACTGAAAGATATGAGTATCTTATCTATAGTTGGAACTATGGGAGTGAACTTAATGGACTTATAGGTAGGCAAAAGGATATAGCAGAAAGTGAGTTTAAAAGAAGAATAAGAGAAGCTCTAAGCCAAGATGATAGGATTAACAATGTTAATAATTTTATATTTAAGTATGATAAGGACGGTGTAGAAGTAAGTTTTACCGTCTTTTCTATTTATGGAGAATTTACTGAAAGCGTGGTGAGATAGTTGTTTGAAGATCAAACCGAAGAAGTAATTTTAGATAGAATGATGAATAAAATATCTAATGATTTAGACAAAAGAGAAGGTTCTATAATCTATAATGCTTTAGCACCAGCAGCTCAAGAAGTTGCTAAAATGTATTCAGACATGGACTACTTTTTAAAATGTACTTTTGCAAGTCCTGATATGCCACCTGAACTTTTAGATTTAAGAGTAGCAGAAGAAGGACTTAAAAGGGAAAAAGCAACTTATGCGATTAAAAAAGGATACTTTTATAATGAAGAAAATGAATTAATAGACATTCCTTTGAATAGTAGATTTTCCATAGAAGATTTTAATTTTATTGCTGTAGAAAAAATTTCTACTGGTTTGTATAAAATGCAATGTGAAACAACAGGTATAGAGGGAAACTCTATAACGGGACCATTAATACCAATTGAATATATTGAGGGACTTTCCATTGCTACATTAGGAGAACTTATTATACCAGGAGAAGATAAAGAAGATAATTATAGTTTATTTAATAGATATGTAGAGCATTTAAATGAGAAACCTTATGGAGGTAATATAGCAGATTATAAAATTAATACTAGAGCTATTGAAGGTGTTGGAACCGTAAAGGTATTTCCTATATGGAATGGTGGTGGAACTGTAAAAATAGTGTTTTTGGATAGTGATTATAGTGTTCCTACAATAGAATTAATAGACAAGGTACAAACTATATTAGATCCAGTACCAAACCAAGGTAAAGGTTTTGGGGTTGCTCCAGTAGGCCATGTAGTTACTGTATTAGGTGCTAAAGATATAGAAATAACTATAGAAACAAAACTTCTTTTAAAGAGAGGACGTACTATTGGACAAGTACAACAAGATATAAAAAAAGTCTTAAGTGAATATTTAAAGCAGCTTAGAAAACAATGGCATGAAGATGATACTACAATAGTTAGAATAAGTCAGATTGAAGCTAGAATTTTGAATGTAGAAGGTGTGGCCGATTTATTTAATACTAAAATAAATGATAAAGAGGAAAATTTAACTTTAGGAACTGAAGAAGTTCCAATGTTTAAAGAGGTGGTATTAAGTGAAAAAGAAATTAATTGATTTTTTACCGCCACAAATATCTGATATAGAAGAATTTAAAAATATAATGGCTACTGAAAATATAGAGTTAGAATTAATTAAAAAAGGCCAGGAAAGAATTTTAAAAGAAAACTTTATTGACACAGCAACAGATTATGGAATAAAACACAAAGAACAACTATTTAAAATTAGAGCCGATTTAGTAAATGATACATTGGAGTTTAGAAAACTAAGAATTAAAAATAGAAAAATGGATAAAATGCCTATAACTCAAAGGTCTTTGGAACATAAATTAAAAACTTTATTTGGTGAAGGAAATTATAAAGTTGAAGTACTCAATGATGAATATGTATTAAAAGTAGAAATAAATACTTTTGACTGGAGTATGTTTAATGAAATAATAGATAACTTTAGATATATTATTCCATGTAATATGATGTTAAATTCTACTTTAGTGCAAAAAATAAGTACTAGTATTTATTATGCTAGTGCTATAACAAGTGGTGAAGAAATAACTGTTTATCCATGGATGCCTAAAGATATAACATCTAAAGGTAAAGTTAATATAGCTATGGGTAGTAATACAGGAGTAGAAAATATAACAATATATCCTAGGAAGGAGGCTTAATTAATGGTAGAACAATTTTATACAATACTAACTAAAATAGGTAAAGCGAAAATAGCTAATTCAACAGCACTAGGAACTAAGGTTAATTTTTGTAAGCTACAAGTTGGAGATAGTAACGGAAGTTATTATAACCCAACAGAAGACCAGACAGAGCTTAAACATAAGGTATGGGAGGGAAATATAAACTCTATTTCGATAGATGAAAATAACCCCAATTGGATAATTATAGAGGTACTATTACCTAGTAATGTTGGTGGGTTTATGATAAGAGAAGCCGCAATACTGGATGATGAAGATAATGTTGTAGCTATTGCAAAATATCCAGAAACATATAAACCACTAACACAAGATGGAAGTAGTAAAGATATACTTATAAGAACAATTTTAGAAGTGAGTAATGCATCTAGTGTAACTTTAAAAGTAGATCCAACAGTTATATTGGCCACAAAAAAAGATATACAGATAATAACTAGTAGTATGAATGAATTGGATAAAAGAATAACAAAAAATGAGGAAAGTATAACTAATATTAAGTCGGATTTGGCTGATATTACGACAGATAATAAAAGATTAACTAAAGACAAAACAATCACAGGAGCTATAAATGAGCTTTTTACCTCTGCCAGTAATGGGAAAACTAAAGTAGCTACTGCTATTACTGGCAAAGGAGTACCAGCAAGTGGTAGCGATTCGTATGATACTTTATCAAGTAAAATTAAAAATATAAAAACAGGGTATACACAAAATGATTTGATAAATGCTGAGAATGTAGAATTCTCAATAAAAAATATTTTTTCTAAAAATATGGATTCTGGTATGCTATTTTTTATAAAAGATTATATATATGTAATTAATTGGAAGGATTCTATAAAGAAATATAGTTTAGATGGGAATTTAATATTATCGAAGAAAATAGATCATAACGGTTTTAGCTCAGGTTATTATACTTATTTTGATGATATTTATAAAATCTTTTTCCATAATAATTCTTTTTATATTTTTAATAAAGGATTAAAACATAGCGGAGAATATTATTATAGAGTATATGCAGAAACTTGTGATATTGAACGAATATCGGCTTATGACTTTGGAGGCCAGGGAGCTTATAGTTATTATGGTTATGGTGGAGTTGCAATAAATAATGATGGAATTTGTTGTGGATATAATGAATATAGTGGAGAAGTTTTTTTATTTAGTTTAAGTTATGCAGATGTTATATGGAGTAAATGTTTATTTGGATGGAACACTAAATATGACTTTTCAAATATATTTTCAGATGGAACTGATTTTTATATCAGTTCTAATTCTTCAAGTGGTAGTTATTATAAAATTAATGTAAATGGTGATATAACTAAATTAGAAAAAAAATCATTACCTTATGAATCAAATAGTGTAATGTTAGGTGAATATGTATATTGGTATGATTCTAATAAAAAAATATGGAGATATAATATTAAAACAAATAAAACAGAACAGATCGGTTTAGAATGTAAATATATTGAATTAGATTTTTTAAGAAAATATTTATATATTTATACAGGTAGTATACTTCATAAAATAGATAAAAGTGGTAATATTATCTGTTCTTATAATTGTACAGATGATCATTTTTTAGGATCAGACAAAGATGGTTGTATATATTTTTATAATAACAATGTTATTAATAAAATCAAGCTAGCTTATAAAGTTTTAGTATAATAGTATATCAATTAATATAGGAGGTAGAAATTATGATATTTTTAGGTGAACTAAAAAAGATTGAAGAAAATAAAATTAAGGCAAAATTTATACATTATATGCCTTTTAACAATGTTTATGGTCTACACAAAACAAAAGAAGAATTAGAACAAGAAGGAATTCTTATAGAAAATATACCAGAACCAAAGTATATGGAAAATAAACAAGCCATAATGTACTGGAATCCTGCAGATAAACAAATATTCTATGAATATGAAGATGTTCTAAAATCTGATGAAGAATTAGAACAACAGAAACAACAATCCTTAAATGCAAAATTGCTTAAAGATAATGCAGAGATACAAATAGAATTAAATAAACAGAAAGAATTAAATGCAGATTTATTATTAAAAATAGCACAATTAGGAGGTAATGCAAATGCTTAGTTATATTAAAGAATATTTTTTAATGGGATTATATGTGGAAGAAGATTTAGATATTTTTGTACAAGCAAAATGGATAACTATAGAAGAGAAAGAAAATATAATTAAGACACAATAGATAAATTATATACATTTATACTTATTAGAGTTTATTTATAATTTGAAGTATGTATTGTATAATTTCTAATAACTAAAAGAGTTTATAGAAGAAGAACAATAAAGCTATATGGAAAGATAATCAATGTATAAAATTTACATTTTTGTTTTCAGATTGACAAATTTTCGTATATCATATATACTATACAAATGATGCAAATATTAAAAAGAAGGGTTTAAGAGGTTAGAACAGATATTAATTTTGAAGAATATGAAAATTTAATTGGAAAACTAAGTAATCCAAAAGTAAGAGAATGGTATATTTATCATGATAAAAACATTGTTAATAAAATAGATAAATCATTAGCAATAAAAGAGCAAGCTATAAAGGCTCATTTATTAAGAAACAAATATAGAATGCAAGCTAGAAAATTAATGAAAGATAGAGAGTTAGCAGCATATTTGGATATTAATAATTCTAATTTACCATTTGAGTATTATGAAAATAAATATTTAAAACAAGGATACACTGGTAATTTACTTTATAGAAAAATATTAGAAGCTTCAAATAGGACAAATAAAGAAGTAAATAAACAATTAGGAATAATATAATAAGAACTGGAAGGCACTTAATAAGGTGTCTTTTTTAGTTCCCAATAGTGAGTATTTATAGATATAAATACTTGTAAATGGCTAAAAATAAAGGTTTATGAGTATAAATGGATATAATTAGTAATCGATAAATAAGGCGACATAACTAAATATTTTATAAAGGCAAAGTAAGCACCGAGTAGGTGTTTTTATTTTGCTTATTTTTAATTTGAAAGGTGAATTATTAATTACAATTTGGTATTATAAGGTGGTAAGTATAAATTATAGTTATATGGGGGATTTTTATATGAGTAAATTAAATAAATATATTGAATTAATATTTGTAGGAATAGTTACAGCCTTATTATATTATTTTACCTATATGTTTCAAATAGGATATTTGTCTTATTATAATATTCCAAGTTCATTTGCAGAAATCAGTTTACCTATTATGATAAGAATAATGATATTTTTATTTTTTATTACTACTTTCTTTTTATTATCTATACAGGGAATGTTTAGTTTTTTAATAGATAGATTTCCAAAACGGGTTTCTAATGATGTTAGAATACTATCCATTTTATTATTATGTGTACTTTATTTAAGTTCTTTGAGTGTAAAATATCATAAAATTTCTGTTCTATTAGTATTTTTAGTACTTTTAACTATATTAAAAAGATATCAAATTTATAAAAAATGTAAACAGAAATATGTGAAGGAAGAAAAAAGTGATAAAAATACACCATTATTCTTTGAAAATATAATGAAAAATTATCCATCCGTTTATAATATATTATTATATATGATTATAATCATGTTTATAGGTAATTTTGTGCAAATCATAGGAGGGCTAATTGCTGAATTTAACCCAAATGAAGTTGAGATTAATATAAATAACAGAAAAGCCGTTGTAGTTTCAGAATATAAATCTAAGTTAATTATAAAATATAAAAAAGCTAATTCAAGTAAACTTGAAGATGGATTTAATATTGTAGATATAAAAGATAACTTTAAAATGATTTTAAAGGAAGAAAAAGGAGTATTTAATATAGCTCCTTTTTAGAGGTGATTTTTGGAGGTGTAATGTGGATTCTAATATACAGCAGGAAATACTAGAAAGAATAGTAAGGATAGAGACAAAGATAGATGGATATAACAGTACAAGAGAAAAGGCAGATGTAGCATACAATAAGGCTTGCCAAAATGAAAAGTATATAGCAGAAATGAAGGATAATCAAAAATGGCTCTGGCGTACAATCGCTGGAGCTATTATTTTGGGTATTTTAAGTGCAGTAATAAAATTTAAATAGAAAGGGCGTTTACATGGAATTTCTAAAACAGTTTTTACAGATAAAAAAGATTATAGCATTATTAACTACTATAGTGTTTTGCATTTTAAGTACAAAAGGAAACTTATCAAGTACGGAGTTCCTTTCTGTATTTACATTAATAATAGGATTTTACTTTGGACAAAGTTCAGCAAGACAAGCGGTGAAAGAAAGTAAAGAGCAGGAATAAACCTGTTCTTTTTTTATATTAAATTTTAGGAGGTAATATTATGAAAATAGGAATTGATTGTGGACATACAATGTCAGGTGCTGATTATGGAGCAGTAGGAATAAAAGCAGAATCTAATTTGACTAGAGAGGTAGGGACAAAAGTAATAAGTAAATTACAAGTTTTAGGTCATACGGTTATTAAGTGTTATAAAGATACTTGTAGTAGTTTAAATGATAGTTTAAGTTATAGAACTAATACAGCCAATAATAACAATGTAGATTTATATGTATCTATTCATTTTAATTGTTATAACGGTAGTGCATACGGAACAGAAGTGTTCACATATGGAGGCAAGGAATTACGACAAGCTAGAGCAGTATTAAATAATATTTGTTCATTAGGCTATACAAATAGAGGGTTAAAAGATGGTTCTGGTCTTTATGTATTGAAACATACAAAAGCTAAAGCCATGCTTATAGAATGTTGTTTCTGCGATAATTCTGGTGATATGAACAGATATAATGCTGAAAATATGGCTAATGCTATAGTTAAAGGATTAGTAGGTACTACAGTAACAACAAGTCAGCCATCTACAAATAATAACGGTTGGCAGAACTTAGATGGGAAAACAGGTACAATAAATACACCAAGCGGTGTAAATATTAGAGAAAAGAAATCTACATCTTCTAAAATATTAGGGGCTTTACCCAATGGATCAAAAGTACAATTATACCGTAAAGAAGGAGATTGGATACACATTTATTATCCTCCACATGGGGGTTATGTCTATGGGAAATATGTAAGATATTAAATTTAGAAGGTAGTTCCTTAATTGGAACTACCTTCTTTTTTATTGACAAAGCATAGAAAATATATAGTACATTTTTAGTATTTACAATTACAAAATATTTATTTAAAAAATCAAAAGGAATTTTTTAACATATGTAGAATACTAAATATAATAGTTTGCTATAAGTTAAATATATATCTCCCAAAAAAGAACCCCAATAAAAAGGGGTTCTTTTTTATGAAGTTTTTACATAGATTAGTATAGTGTTCACTATTTTTATTATATCCAGTATATATAAATTTTAATCATATGAAGGAATTATGTAATATATGTAGAATGATATAGATTAAGTTCGCAACTATGCTTAATCAATAAACACTCGATCATATTAAACCCCTGGAATAATATCCAGGGCCTTTTTATAGGTAAATTATACAGAAATAGTGACTGTACTTAACAGGTATAGTATATTATATTCAAGTAATAGTTATTTGGTGTAATTTAGGAGGAATATTTTTAGTTTTATAGAATATTAAATATAACGGCTTACCAATAATTTAGGCAACCTCCTTGCTTAAAAAAAAGAACCCCAATAAAGGGGTTCTTTTTGCATGGAATTATATATATATTGGTGCTATGTTTTGGTCTATTTTTATTATATCCAGATGTAGAAAAATTAATCAATTGGAAATATATAAGCTATCAATTTTGAGGGTACTTCTATAATGGAAGTACCCTCTTTTTTTTATTGGAAAAATTATTATAATTTATAAAAAAATTCATGAAAAGGTATTGATTTATCATACTATGCATAGTATAATATAAGTATAGTAATTGATAAGGAGGTGAGTAAGTGATAGAAAGTATAGGAAAGTTAATAGCCTTAGTAATTTCAATACTAACAATCCGTCAACTGAGTTTGCAGAACAGCAAGACGGAGTTAGAAATCAAAAAGCTAAGGCTAGAAATCAAAAGGTTAAAAGAGGGGGATTAAACCCCTCAACCTTTCCTATATTATATCACAAGTGTATGAATAAAATACTAAATTATTTATTAATAATATCAATTATAATAATATTACTACTATTAAGCAAACTGGCTTATAACAAAAGAAAAAAAGCTAAATTAGAAATTGAAAAGCATGAAATTGAAAATAAAAAGGGTGATTATAATGGCAAAGAGTAACCAAACGGAAGCCAATAAAAAATGGTATGACAAAAATAAAGAACATGCCAAATACTTAAATAAAAGATCACACACACGAAGTTTTATAAAAAATTTTGCAACTTTAGAAGATTTGGAAGAATTAAAGGACTTAATAGAGCAAAGAGAAGGGGATTTAAAATGCGAAAGGAAATAAGAATATTAACGGTAGGGCTGTTAATTGGAGCTTGCACAAGATTCATCGGCATTGCAACAGCGATTGAACAAGCGGAAGATAACTCCCCTAGCAATGGAGAATATATGTATTGCACAGACCAAGGTAAACCGTTATGGATATCTATATATGACGTACATCAAGAAGAAAAATTTATTTATTTACGACAGCCAAACACAAATAAAATTATTAAATTAGCAGAATTAAAATAAAAATAAAAGAGGCAGCTTCTTAAATGGAGCTACCTTTTTTTAACTACTTGTAACAATATGTACAAAATTTGAATTTTGTGTAAATGCAGTATATAATTAATAATGGAATATATTATATTGTAAAGAAAATTTAAGGAGGAATATGTCATGGGAGAAAAAATAAAAAAACCATTCTATAAAAAAATATGGTTTTGGGTACTCGCAGTTATAGTTGTAGGAGGTGTTATTGTTAATATGCAAGATACCCCTAAAAAAGTAGGACAAACAAATGCAAAGGTAGAAAGTAAAAAAGAAGAAACAAAATCTAAAACTTTTAAGGTTGGTGATGTTGTAGAATTAAAAGATTTAAAAGTTACAGTAAATAAAGTTTATAACGTTGCTGGAGATGAAATTAATAAACCTAAAGATGGCAACGAATTTGTTGCAGCAGACATCACACTAGAAAACACAGGTAAGGAAGAAAAAGCTGTATCTTCAGTAATGATGTTTAAAGTTGTAGATAAGGATGGTAGACAATGCGAATATTCAGTTTTGGGTTTAGCTGCTGCTAAGGCTGGACAAATGGACGGTACTTTAGGAGCAGGCAGAAAGATGACAGGAGCTTATGTTGTAGAAGTACCAAAAGGCACTACTGGGTTAGAGTTAGAATTTGATAGTTCTTTACTTTCTGGTGGACAGGTTATAGTAAAATTAAATTAA